TTTCTGTGATTGATTTATCTGGAGTATATTTTCTTTCTTCCATATGGCCTTCTATGCCTTCTTCTATTAGTTTATTTTCGCTATATTTTAGTTTATTATTCATATTATCACCGTGCACAGTTAGAAGACACGCCTTAGTCTGCTAATCTAAAAAATTTGATGTTAGCATTTGCTCAGAAAACAATACCTCATCTTCGACGCCTAAGAGTGCTGCAATAAGTAATTCAAACTTATAACCACCGTTTCTACAAAACTCAAACCGCGTTGATATCTTGGACCAACCTGTGTCATTTATATTATAGGCTAATACTATTGTGTCGTCTTGGGAGTCATAATCAATGAGACACAGCGTGATTGTAGTATATCGATATCTAAACTTAAATGTCAAATACGGATCAGTATAGTGGCTGCCTACAATTGGCTTTTTGTATTTAATTAGTTTTGTATGTGCATAACCTAAATAATTTTCAATCAGGTGTACTGCTGCTAGATCAACCTTTGCAGAGTTCTCTATATCAATAGTTGCTCTCTTATCATTATACCCAAAAATATAAGCAATATATACTATAATACCATAATAAATATCCTCTATTATTGTGGTGCCTTCGTCAGAAGCTATAGCATTTATTTGTTCAGCTATTAAATCTTTTAGAATTGTGGTTTGATAAGGTGCTATACGGGTAGATTGAATATCATTTAGTAAGTCTTTCATTGTTGCAATGTCTGTGTCTTTAAAATACTCTACGTAATCTTCGTATCGCTTCATGCTAGCTAAGTCTTCCATAACTACTTCGATTGGTTTATTTTCGCTATATTTTAGTTTATTATTCATATTATCACCGTGCACAATTAGAAGGTGTCTTAGTCTGCTAGTCTAAAAAATTCAATATTAGTACAATGTTAGTATTTGCTTAGAAAACAACACCTTATCTTCAACACCTAAGAGTGCTGCAATAAATAATTCAAACCTATAACCGCTGCTTCTACCAAATTCAAACTGCGCTGATACCTTAGACCAACCTGTATCATTTATATTATATGCTAATCCTATTGTATAATCACCTGCTGTGTTATAATCAATGAGACACAGCACAATTGTGGTATCTTGATATCTAAACTTAAGCGTCAAATATGGATCAGTATAGTGGCGGCCTACAATCGGCTTTTCGTATTTAATTAGTTTTGTACGTGCATAAACCGAATTATTTTCAATCCTGCGTGCTGTCATTAGATCAACCTTTGCAGGGTTCTCTATATCAGTGGTTGCTCCATTATGATTATACAGAAGAATATAAACAATATATATAATACCACAATAAATATCATCCATTATTGCGGTGCCTTCGTCAGAGGCTATAGCATTTACTCGCTCAGCTATTAAATCTTTTAGAATTGTGATTTGATAACGTACATCATGTACGCTAATAGAATCATTAAAGAGTACCGCAGGAGCAGATTGAATATCATTTAGTAAGTCTTTCATTGTTGCAATATCTGTATCTTTAAAATACTCTATATAATCCTTGTATCGTTTCATGCTAACTAAGTCTTCTATAACTGCTTCGATTGGTTTATTTTCATCATATACCAGTTTTTGTGGCATAGTATGGCTCCTTACTCTTATATTTTCAACTTATATTTATGGAGGAGTCGCATAAATATAAATTGCCTAACTGAGTAGCAAAAAATGCTACCCAGTTAAGCAGTTGTTTATACTTTAGTTACTAGCCAGCGCTAGCTGTATCACCGAATGCTTCGATAACTTCGCCGTTCTTATTAAGAACTTGAATAGGTTGAGCAATAGGATTATTAATAATAGTACCACGAACGAAATATTTATTATTAACAATTAACTTACCATAAGAAGTCGTGAATGCTTTACGAGCCATGAAGTCATCAAGCATAACAGTAGGTGTTGAAACAACAGGAATGTATGGTGCAAAGATTAAACCAGCATTTAAAGAGTCATTTTGGTCTTTGTAAATTACAGCCCAATCATTATCTTCAAGGTCTGGAATAGCGATAACTTTGATATCTTTTAATTTACCAATAACAGTAGCACCACCAAGTTGAGAACCATAGTTTTCGCCTTGGAATGCAGGTAATGTTTCAACAATAGTTTGAGCGTTAGGTCCTACTAATAAGATATTACCACGAACACGTTTAGAATCTTTAAAGATTTTGTTAGACGCCGCAATAACTGCATCTAAGAACGATAATTTGTGGAATTCGTATAAACCATTAGCGGCACCAGCTGCTCTATTCCATTGAACAAGAGTTGGGGCATTTTTCATTACTTCAAATACTAAGTCTAAGTCGATTTCACGTTTTAATTCATACATTGCAGCTTCAGCAAGTTGGTCTTCTAAAGATTTACCAAATTGAGCTTCAAAACCGAAACCAGCTTGGAACGAATATTTAGTTTTGATTGTTCTTGGTTTTGCAGTGATTTCACGAGAATCGACGTTAGCATTTAATTCTGGGACTGCAGTTGGAGCATACTTATTAGCATAAGCATAGGTAGCCTTAGGGAATAATGCGCTTTTATCTACAGCACCAGCTTTAATTTCAACTTTGATTGTACTGTTAGCTTCTGTAACAGTTACAGTGTAACTTGTAGAATCAACTGTAAACGTTGCAGTTGTGTCATCTGTCCAAGTTAACTCTTGACCAGGAATTTTAACACTGCGAGGAATAACTGGACCCCATACTGGAACAGGATTATCCCCTGTGCTAATAGTTACTTCATCAGAAGTGTATTCAGTGTTAGTGTTAATTTGGAATGGATCAATTAATACTTGACCTTCTGTTACAGCACCTTTGCTAGAACCCGCAACTGATTGATAGAAGAATACCATTGCTTTTTCAGTTTTAATAGGTTGAACGCTTGCGATTTCGTGTGCAATAAGGTTAGGGAAGTAACCAAAGAAAATGTCGAAGTAAGTTTTTACTAAGCCTACGCCAGCTGCATTACCAGTAACAGCTGTACCGATATAAGGACCGGCTTGAGTAGCTTCGTTAATAACAGAAACACCTGTTCCATTACCATACATTGTTTGAGTTGCTTTAATAATGTTTTCAGTTAAGACCGCGTACATTGCTTTTTGTTGAGCATCTGTAACTTTGCTCATATGTCTGTTTAAAGCTTCTTGAATTGTTTTAGGTTCTTTACTAAGGTTATTCATTTCAGCTTTTTCAACAACAATTTTGGTAGGAGCAGCTTTAGCTTCTGTTATACGTTTTTTAACAGTTTTAGCTTCTAACGCAGCTTTTGCAGCTTTGCGCTTTGCAATTTCAGCTAAGAGTTGTTCTTTTGTGATTGCCATATATTTCTCCTTCTCCTTTTTATTTTATATTTTATTAATGTGACTAACTGATATAACTTACTACGTATAACTTGTGAAACTATATATGGGCTTCTCGGATTTGTTTATACGAGATTGTTTAACTTAGTTAGCGAGCGTGTTTCTTTAAATACTCAAGCTCTTCATCAGAAAGCTCTTCAAGCTCTTCTTCAGATAGTTGGTCTAGGTCAAGATCTTCGTCTTCTTCAGGTTCTAGTTCGATTTCTAGTTCTTCATCTTCTAAGTCAACGTCTAGGTCATCTTCTAGGTCGTCTTCTTCTGAAAGATCTGTTTCTGCACTAAATGGATCTACAGGTTGAACAAGAAATTTAAGCTCATCAACAGACGCCTGAAGTACTTCAAGCTTATCTGCGATTTGTTTTAAGAGCTCTTCTTCGCTTAATTCTTCTGTATTATCTTCTTCGCCTTCTTCTTTGTCTTCTTTGTCTTCTTTATCTTCTTTGTCTTCTTTATCTTCTTCAGGCTCAGGAGTTTCTTCTTCGCCCTCTTCTTTTACAGGGGCTTCTTCTTCCTCAGGTATGTCACCAAGGTCAGCTTCAATAGCTGCCAAGACCTCTTCTAGGTCGTCTTCTTCTGATTTTTTAGCTTCTGTAACAGCTGCTAATTTTACAGATTTTGGTGCATTAGCTAAAATGTTTTCCCAATAAGCAATTTGTTCACGAAGTTTCTTTTCAGCATAACGAAGCTCTTTTAATGTTTTAGCATAATCTTTTTCTTTGTATTTTTCTGTGAATGCTTCTTGACCCATCGATTCAATACTATATGCTAAATTGTATAGCTTATGGGCATCGTCTTTAAGCGCTTTTAAACCTTGCTTTAAATAGTCAATCATTGTTAATGCACCAGTTGCTTCTTTAATAACTTCTTTTTTCATACTACCACCTTTAATAATATTTGCATATTCTTTATAGACATTTGCATGGGCTTTGTCTTGTTTAGCAAGTCTCCTAATTGACTCTGCCAGTAATAAACGATTGAACTTGCTACGCTTAGTACTTTCTGCAAGCATTGCAGTATTACGAAATGATGGGTCATATACGAAATCAATACTCATAAGCTCAAAAGACTCAGGAATAATTCTTTCGTAAGACTCTGCAGCATTACTTACAGACTCAGTTTCACCAAAGCCACGAAGCGATACACCAAAGACTTCACCACCACCTACAAGCTTAGCATAGTCAAGATGAGTTTTAACAATGCGCCCTGCTGGTGTATTTAAAATGTCTGCTGTACCTTGCCACTTGTTTCCATTTTTCTTAATATCACGCCAAGCAATCGCAGAGTTCTCAAAGCGCATTTCTGGTTGACCATTAGCTGGATGGTCAAGTGAACCCAAAAGTGTTGATGGTTTTAGTTTACCATTCTCATCAAAAAACTTACCACCCTTACCAAAAGTAGTAGGTTGTGTCCATACTTTAGATTCATAATAAGTTCCATTTTGCGATATTGTGTTTTCAACAACAATACCATCTACCGTAAAGGAAC